CAGAGGTATATCCACGGTGCGCGAAGCAATTATTTTGGCAGCATAAACCTGAGCATAATTGATGACCGTGTCAATCAAAGCAGTCAGTGGCCAGCCGGATAAGATCCCTTTTTGGTGAGGATACTGTTTAGAGTCGAACTCAACTACACCCGTAGTAGTACTTAAACAAGTGGCGTCAATGGCTAACAGCAAGTCGGTTCTTGCTGAGTCTGAGATAGTGAGGTCCCTCCTCACAATATCAGCAACGACACTGTAAAATATACGGATGTCTTCGAGACTAGGAGCGTGATCGAACTCTTGTTGATCCATCGGGGCACAAAAGGAGTCAGCAGACGAAGCCAGAACTTTGAGCCAAGCAACTGGATCCTTCGATAGAACGGGTGACACGAGACACGAGTCATGCCTCGATCGCAAGTAGGCCAGAACGTAAGCACCCTTCGCATAATTATGGAAGTCGGTGTTAACGACTGGCCGGCTCTTGAGAGGCTCGTCCTTAATGAAGGCTTTTGCTTTTTCTGGGCTTGAATCTGACAAAATCTTCCCGGCCTGAGAAGGTAGAAGCGTGAGAATGTGCGCTTTCTTTGTGTTTGCAGCGAAAACATGACCCGGAACTCGGGAATGAATTCCCGAAAGTATCCGCCCTTCACTGGCTCCCTGCGTGCCGGCACTGTCAGGCTCCAACCAATCTTCGAAATTCAAGAATTCCGAATAGACTGGTTTTGCAGAGCCGTAAGCACCGTGCGCAGGCTGAGACACATAACTATAAGGCGGCGGAGTCTTGGTCGTCTTTTCGAAGAAAGAGACCATCCCCTGCCGCAACAAGTCACGTGGCAGTGTAATGGGCGTTTCGCCCGTAACCCAGGAGGCAATTTTCCCTCTCAATACCTCGATGTCGGGTTTAAGATCGTAACCCGCACCATAGCCTATATCGATCATCCATCTATAAGAAGGAAAATCAGGGCCCAGAAGCTTGTAGTAAAGAGAAATAGCCTTGAGTGTCGCCTCGGGCCATACGAGGTCAGAGAAACCAAACTCTTCCTGAAGACGTAAAAGCTCATTGACAGCTTCAGGAGGGGCGAACTTAGTAAAGAACGCCAAAGGTTCTCGAAACCTAATATCGGCACGGGGCAACAGACCGGATCTCGGGAGAAAACTGGGGTAGTATCGCTTATACATACCTTCGATTCTCGTGAACTGCATATATAAAATACCAGCCCTAGGTGCAGTTCCTTGTCTAACCTGCTCAATTGTAGTTTCGCCTAGGGTTGGGAGTGACTGAAATAATAAATCCTTTTTGAAGGCTAAGGCAATGTCACCTCTTGCTTGCCTGAGGAGTTTTG